TTGCCTAGCTTACCCTCAAAAGTAAGCTAGGCGTTTGTCCCTTTTTAATGAGGTGTATCATGTCCAACGCAATGCTTTGGGTATTCGCCGCGCTGTTTGGCGTTATCGATCTTATTCTGTTCGTGTTTCTAGCGTCATGGGTGGCTATCGAATGGGGGGTGTTATGACAATCAAGCAACGCGCCGCAAGTTTACTATCAGCCATCCTATTGACAACGCCACTGGTAGCAATGGCGCTGCTGGATATTGCTGATGTGTGGATGAGGTTAGGAGCGCACTCACAATGACGCTCTATCAATTCACGCCGCAACAAATGTGGGAGATTGCCGCCATCCTTTTAACCCTATCAGCGATTGGCGCTGCAATCATTGGAACGCTTACCCTCGCAGGTATGGCGCTGGTCAGATTTATTAGGAGGAGACTGTAATGTTGTCTCGCAATTTAGATAAACGCACCATTCGTATGGTGAAAGAACGCGCGGACTTTTTCTTCGCTGAACAATGCAAGCGCCTCGGGCCTATCGAAAGCTATGGTGCGCTGTGGAACGAGGCTGTCAACCATACCCTGAGAGGTAAGCGAAATGGAACCCGAACGAATGCAACTGGTCGCACACATAGTAAACGTGCGATTGACAAAAATGCAATTGCAAGTGCGGCAACCCTCTGAAGTAGAGACGCTGTATCAAGCAGGTATGCAGGTCGCAATCAAAGCAGAAATTGAGTGGCTCAAAGAGCTTCTCACCTATACGAGGACGCACGATCATGAAGAAATATACGAGCGCAAGGAAGTATTATTCTGAAATAGGGCCGAACTTCATGACGCCCAACGCTCTTTCATACATGTTTGTAGGGCGGTGGGCTGTCGAATTGTCGGAAGGCAAAGGCATGAGCGGACAACCAATATATGGTGTGACCGCTATATGCGCTTATACTGGTGAACAAGCTAGACATATATCCAAAATGTTTAATTCAATCGCGGAGGCTGAGGAACACATAGCTTACCTAAAGGAGTAAGGTGATGAGCACAGGCGACATACTGGTTGTTATCGGGCTGTCTTGCACATTAGCATTGGTGTGCGGTCTTGCCCTGTATGAAGGATGGATCATTGCAATCAGTGTGCATCGTGCGCACTCACGACGCCGCAACGCCAACGCGCCACGCGCAAGGACGAGAATTACTTACCGGAGAAAGTAAGATGCAAATGAAAATCACAGTCCGCAAGGACAAAAATTACGGGCAGGAGGTTGTTTATCCTGTTTGTGATCGAGCTAAAATCTTTGCTGAGATGCTCAAAACCAAAACCCTGACACAATCTTCACTCGAATATATCCGTGACCTTGGTTTCTATATCGAGGTCATACCCTATGGCTGGTCAAGCACCAACTAACCTACCCTGAGAGGTAAGCGATGGATAAGACACAATACGAAATAGAACTGGAGACAGTTCTGGTTAATCTCTTGCAACAACTACAGGAGGATATTCCTGTGGACGCATGGTCGAAACATCTGAACTCCGCTGTTCGTGATGCGTATGACTTACTCGCTGAAACAGGTGGAGACGGAGAATGAAATTCATAGTCAAGCTACTGGAAACACGCGCGAGAGAAACTGAAATAGTTATTGACGCGAGTAACGCAGATGAAGCCGAATATCTCGCTGCTGCTGCCGCAAGAGATGACGCTGGATGGGAGATCATTAACCTTACCCGATGGGTAAGCAAGATAGAGACTGCAAAGGTGCAAAATGTCACAGCTTCTACCAACACTGATGCTGTTGTTTGACGGCAAGGACAAAACAGAAGTTACCGAGGCGATTGCAGCTTACCTTAAAGGTAAGAACGCAACGACTTGGAAGTTGATAGGTTTACTCGAAAAGCAACTGCAAATGGTGACTATGATATCCTACAGTGTATCTGATCTGTATGATGACATAGCTAACAAGAATGATGATGGGTTCTTTAGTGAACCTTTAGCAGTTGTGTGTAGCGATGAAATCGCACTCGAATACATAGAAGGCTTACGTGACTACCGCAAAATGGAATACGCATACGACTACTTCCATGAAGCCAAAGATGCAATGATAGAGGACATGATAAACAGAAACCATATTGTGCCAGAGAGTTTATACGAAGAACGAAACAACATTCCTTACTGGGGAGGGTAAGATGCAAACATTCCTGCCGTATAGTGACTTTGCGCGCAGCGCACATGTCCTAGATACGCAACGCTTAGGCAAGCAACGTGTCGAGGTGCTACAAATATTCAAGGCGCTCACCCTGCCAAACTATGGTTGGAAAAATCATCCTGCCATTCGTATGTGGTTAGGTTGTGAAAAGTATCTTGGGTTCTATGGTGTTGCCATCTGCAATGAATGGATAAACCGTGGATACAAGGATACCTGCCGAGGTAAGATCATCGAGCTTGCTAGTCCATTCGTCGGACAGATGAATGCTCCAGATTGGCTTGGGTATATACCCTTACACGCATCGCATCGTAGTAATCTGTTGCGCAAAGCTCCAGAGTATTATGAGAAATTCGGCTGGTTGGAACCACATGACCTGCCGTATTACTGGCCGTTAATAGAAGTAACGGCTTAACTTAGGAGAAAGCTATGAGCTTGGTTAATGAAGTCTTGCTTGAACGCGAACTTACCCACGGTTCCTTTGAGGATGTGTCATACATGTCACAACACTTGAAAGAAGTGTTTGTTAGCTCACGCAATGGTGCGTCCTTCTCACCCTTGCAGCGTGAAGCATTGGATATGCTTGCAAGTAAGTTGGCGCGTATCCTGTGTGGCAATAAAGATGAGCCGGATCATTGGGTTGATATGTCTGGTTACTCATTGCTGGTGGCCCGTGCGCTTGGTTATCAAGTCCCGCCAGAAGTTACCCCGAAAGGTAAGACATCAAAGGAGAAGGTAAATGTCAGCGTTTCATCCGGAGGGCGGTTATCCGCGATTGATCAGATTGGTGGAGAACTCCGAGCTTCCGAGTAACGATTGCGCCGCTACTCTCGATACGCAGTATAACCTACTGCGTATCGATAAGGAGATATGGGAAGTGATGAACCCGTATCAGCGGCACATGATTGTGCGCACTCACAATACCGTCACAAGCGTGCGTGATGCGCTTCGCCGCTAATCTATACCCACAGGAGACTTACTATGAATTTATCTACTGTTATCCGTCGCATCCCTACATGGTATGCTGCGCGTAAATCTGTCTATATCAAATCCGCTCCGGGGCGTGGCAAATCTACCGTTATTGGTCGTGCGCCCGAATTGCTTGGGAAAGCGTTTCCCGGTAAGAAGTTTGGCATTGTTGTTATCAATGGCGGTATGCTTACGCCTATGCACACGTTAGGTTTCGGTGTCCCCAAGCACGAGGACAACCATAGCCGAATGTTGTTCACTGATCCATTCTTCTGGATTACCGACGAAGGTAAGCGTCTCGACGAGTATGATGGCGGTATCATCTTTGTTGACGAAGAAGATAAGGCTGACGTTGATGTCAAGAAAGTATTGGGAGAAGGTAGGCTTTCTGGTCGTTTCGGCCCTCATATCTTACCTGACGGGTGGATTGTATGGGGTGCTGGTAATCGTGCTGGCGACCGTTCTGGTTCTACTAAAGAGCTAGATCATCTTATCAATCGTCGCATGGAGATTGATGTCTCCGATGATCTTGAGAGCTTGCTGCAATGGCAGACGCAACATGGATGCTTACCTGTCACGGTAGCTTTTACCAACGCTAACCCGCATGTCGTATTCACGGACGGTGTGCCTGACAAGCAAGGTCCATGGCCTACGCCACGATCCATCGCTGCCGCAGATGCTACGCTACGTGCTGAACTCGAACTCAATGGTGAACTCGATGCTGATTATCTGGCAGAAGAAATCGCTGGTGAGATTGGTCAAGCTGCGACCGCGCAGCTTATGTCGTTCATCAAACTGGATCGCGAGATGCCAAAGTTTGAGAACATCGTGCGTGACCCCGAAGGTGAGCGTATCCCTCCGGAGACTGCGCCTGATGCGCGTATGTTGATCTGCTACAATCTAGCGCACCGTGTAACCAAGGAGACAATCACGCCAGTGATCAAGTATGTTGACCGCTTGCCCGCGCCGTTCGCTGTGTCGTTCGCCCGCGCTGCTTGCAATCGACTGCCTGTATTGGCGCTGTCGCCAGCTATGCAAGCATGGTCGCAGAAGCACAACTCGCTCATGCTGCTGCTTCACTCAATCAGCAAGTAATAGGTGGGGCGAAAGCCCCGCCCCTACCCTTGGAGGTAAGCATGTTGTCTAAGCTAGACTTAGTCGCAGAGAACCTGCGTCGTGTGTGGGCTGACTACGACGATACGAATATCTATATCCACGAACAATATCATTACTCGATGAGGCACGCTATTCCTGAGTGGCAGAAGTTCATGCCTTGGGTAACTATGCGAAAGACATTACGTGCGTCATGCCAACAAGAGAAGCGTCCGTTTATCTACGCAGAAAAGTATGGGTATTCGGATAAGTTTACCATGATGCTTGATCTACCCAACGCACAGAAACACTTTCCGTTATGCTCCAATCTTCTGCTGGTCGCTGCCCCTACTCTACGTAAGTATGGGCGCAACCCTGATCCTGTCGAGTTTGTAAGGAGATCATCACGCATTGTGTTCCACTTCAATGGCGATGAAGGAAAGGAGATATGGCATACATGGCTAGATGCGTTCCTTAATAACGCTGACCTACGCAAAGCTAGTCGCTTACCGCAGAGGGTAAACAAATGACGCAGAGAACATACACTATTGAACTTCGCATGGACGTTGATGACGAACGTGCGGACATTATGAAGACAGCGACGATGCTGGCAGCTAAGAATTTACTTTCGCAATCTATGTTGTTTGCTGAGACACGTAAGCCACAGATCGCTTGTTATTCGTCTGACTTCATGCACGGCACGGAGGATATCGAAATCGCACTCGACGAGCCATCCGAAGAATACTGAAACACATACCACAAGAGGTAAGCACATGCTTAAAATTAATCTTGACAACAAGCAGGAGCGCCAATGGCGCGAGACTGTTGCTGCAATGACATGGCACTATCCGTCCTTTACTCACCTGCTGTATTCGCTGATGGATAGTGTCGGTAGTGGTAATAACGCTGTGTTCACTGATGAGATTAGCGTTGCTGCTACTGACGGTAAGTCTCTTATACTTAACCCTAATGCGTTCTTCTCCGACGAGTTCAAACTGTCTAACCGTATCTTTGTAACAGCGCACGAGATACTGCACGTTGTCCTTGAGCATATCATGCTCGGGTACAAGATGCACACGACTGGCAAGGTTCCGTTCAAGGATGGATCGAGCGCCAAGTATGACCAAAACATTATGAACCAAGCCATGGACTATATCGTCAATGCTATCCTGACAGAGAGCAAGGTTGGCGAGATGCCTACTGGTAAATATAAGGGGCTGTATGACCCGAAGATCGCCACAGCTAATAGTGACTTCCTCGATGTCTATCGCAAGCTATACAATGATGATCAGAACGGTGGCGGTGGCAGCGGTGGCGGTGGCGATGATCATGGTGGTGGCTTCTGCCAACACAAAGAGCCCGGTGCTGCATCCGGCAAAGACCCTACCTCCACGGTAAGCGAACACAATCCGCAGAAAGTTCAGCAAGCTGTCGCTGCTGCGATGCAAGCTGCAAAAGTTATGGGTAAGTTACCTGCTGCGTTGGAACGCTTGTTCGGTGATGTGCTGGAGCCGAAGGTTGAGTGGCGCGATCATATTCGCTCACTGCTGGCGCGCAAGGCTGGCGGTGGTGGCTATGACTTCCATAAGCCTGACGACGAATGGATGAACCGCGAGATATATGTTCCTTCTCGCTCTGGGTATGGCGCTGGTTCGATTGTAGTTGGCGTGGATACCTCAGGTTCTATTGGCCCCAAAGAAGTGGACATGTTCCTTGCAGAAGTGTCCGGCATTCTTGAGGACTTGCGACCTCGCCGCTTGTTTCTTGTTTGGTGTGACGCCAAGGTGCATCGTGCTGACGAGTGCGAGAGCGAGAGCGATCTGCGCGTCATTCGCGCCAAGGGAGCGCCGGGTGGTGGTGGCACTGATTTCCGCCCTGTGTTCGATTGGATACACGAGCAAGGCATAACGCCTGATGCTCTTGTATATCTCACTGATCTGCTAGGCACATTCCCTAATCAGAAGCCATCCTATCCTGTAATCTGGGGCAACATTTACCCTGACGGTAAGGCACCGTGGGGCGATGTTGTAGATGTCCCCAAGCAAGCTGCTTAGTAGCCGTTGCACTTCCCTGCATCCGCGACGGCAACGGGCAAGCGTGTGAGGCGCTACAAGGTTGGGTTCGGTTGGCTACTAAGCGCGCATTGCATGACCGTGAAACCCTTCAAGCCGTCACTTATCTTTAACTTATGGAGTGAGAACTATGCGAAGCAAACCTAATAAGAAACCGCTAGACGGACAGGATCGTTCAGATATCTCGCGCATTGTAAATAATCTATGCGAACGTATCCTGCGTCATCTGCCTCATGACATCACAATGGATGACATACTCACTGAGTTTTATGAGCCTCAGCATATTGAGACATGCAAGCTGGCTGGTATGCTGACAGTTAATCAGCAGAACTACGAAACATGGAGCTTCGATACAAAGTATAAAGACTACAGAGTTAGGATAATCACAGAAGATAAATCTGTATTACGTCCTGACTATATTACAATGAAGGAGCATGAGATTAAACCTTACCTCGAAGGTAGGCTAAATGATTGGCTAATATCTGCAGTTGATGTAGCCGAGAAGAAGTTTAGGTTTAGCACTGCGCTCGATACGCTTAACAACACATGTACTACTATGACGCAGGTTCTATTCTATTGGCCAACCCTTGCGTCTTTGTTTACTGATACTAATTCTAGTATTGGTAAACGTATTGCTAAGGCAGCTAAGTCTTCACCCTCGCAGCGTCCAGCCCTTAACCCTGACACCAAGCAAGCGTTGCGCGATATAACTGCGATAATAAATGCAGCGCGGCTTATGCCTGACGAGGTGCCCAGACGCCCTGTCACAGTGATGATCAATATATAAAAGAAAGACGATGAGAGGGGAACCACACCCTCTCACCGTCCCAATATCCTACCCACAGGATGATGCGTCGTGATGACCGACGATATCTAGATATAGTTCGTGATGGCTTTCGTCAACCCTACCGCAGGAGGTAAGCGTGGAAATTTATTTTATCGACTACGAAACATACTGGTCGAAGGACTTCTCGCTGAGCAAGATGACACCTGTTGAATATATTTTATCTCCGCTGTTTTCTGTTCACGGTGCAGCCGTCATGAAGAAGGGCGGCGATCCGGTTTGGATTGATGGCCCTGATCTGCCCGCTTGGTTTGCTTCGCTAGACCCTAACAAGGTCGCTCTAGTTAGCCACAACGCTTTGTTCGATGCGTGTATTACAGCATGGTATTATGATTTTATTCCGCGCCTCACAATCGATACCTTAGGCATGAGCAGAGCGCTCAACTCATGGGCGCTGAAGTCTCACTCTTTAGCTAAAGTTGCAGAGTTCTTTGGCTTAGGCGGTAAGGCCGAAGGCGGGGCTGTCCTTCAAGCTACAAAAGGTATGATGCTAGAGGACATAAAACAATCTGGGTTTTACCCACAGTTTGTTGAATACGCTCTGCAGGACGTGCGCTTGTGCGCAGCTTTATACGAGAAGATGCGTCCGTCGTTCCCAACCCAAGAGCTAATCATCATGGATATGGTGTTGCGCTGCGCGCTTAACCCCAAGTTCCAGCTTGATGCTGATGTATTGGCTGAGCATTTACATCTTGTGCGAGCTACCAAGGAGAACCTGCTCGCTAAGATTGGTATAGATAAAGATGCCCTGATGAGTAACGAGCGGTTGGCGAATACTCTTTTGTTGATGGGAGTTGACGTACCTAAGAAGGTAAGCCCAGCCACTGGTAACGAAACATATGCGTTTAGTCGTACTGATCCAGAGTTTATGGCGCTGCTAGACCATGACACTCCAGAAGTTCAGATGCTTATCGCAGCAAGGTTGGGTGTAAAATCTACGCTCGAAGAAACAAGGACAGAAAGATTATTGAGTATGTCCAACCTTACTTGGCGCGGTAAGCCAGCAGCGATGATGCCTATCCCACTAAGATATGCTGGCGCACATACGCATCGGTTGTCCGGAGAGTGGTCACTCAATACGCAGAACCTTCCGCGTGGTGGCGCACTACGGCGCGCACTCATAGCGCCGCCGGGGTACAAAGTTCTAACAGTGGACAGTTCACAGATCGAAGCGCGCATTGTTGCGTGGATATGCGGACAAAGCGATCTAGTCTTTCAGTTTGCGAAGAACGAGGATGTCTATTCTAACTTCGCCTCTGCGGTGTTCGGCTTCAAAGTGGATAAGAAAAAGAACCCGACAGAACGCTTCGTGGGTAAGACAGGTATCCTTGGACTTGGCTATGGCGTTGGATGGGTGAAGTTCCAAAAGACGGTGAAGATGCAGAGCAAAGCGCAGACCGGCACCCAGATTGAATTGAGCGATGTCGAAGCACAAAATGTTGTAGGTACATACCGTCGCATTAACGACGCTGTGCCTATGACATGGCGCGCTTTGGATAATGCTATCTCCATCCTTGCAGGTATGAAATCATCTTACAATCTTGGCCCTTGCGTCTTTGAGCACGGCAAGGTGACGCTACCGAGTGGCTTGCATCTGCATTACCCCGGCCTTGAACGTGAACCTGACGGATGGAGATTTACCTTCGGAGGTATGAAGAAGACTTTATACGGAGGTAAGCTGCTAGAAAATATAGTGCAAGCATTGGCTAGAATTTGCGTGATGGATAGCGCGGTGGCTATTGAGAAGCGGCTTTCTTCGTTTGGGGTTGAGCTCGCTGGTCAAGCGCACGATGAGCTTATCTACATTGTTCCAGATGATCTTGTTGATGTCTGTACCGCTACTGTTTTGGAAGAGATGCGGCGGCGTCCTGAGTGGGCAAAAGACTTACCCTTGGATGCTGAAGCTGGTGTTGGTCAATCATATGGAGAAGCAAAATGACGTTGCCAGAAATCGAAGCAGACCTGAAGAAGATCGCTTTCGCTCTCAACCTTCTATCAGGAAGGTTACAAGACATTCTTGAGGAAATCCCAAGACGAAAACCTACCCGCAGAAGTAAGTCTTCCTCTACTCCGATGACGCCAGTGGTCGCCAGAGCTATTAGAGCGACAGCAAAAGCCAATCCAGACTGGTCGTATGTAAAGATAGCAAGAGTTCATAATGTAAATCCGGGGCGTGTATCCGAGGTGCTGAGAGGAAAACGGAAATGATACTGCTAGAAGGAATGTGTAACTTTGAGCAAGAAGATTTGGATTTCCTTCTTACGATAGGAGGTTCTGAATTTCCTTGGTACCACGGTATGGCAACACATAATTTTCCTTGCCTGACGCATAATTTAATCATGCGTACTGACAAGAAAGAGCCCGGAGTTTTGCATTCTTCGTACGCACCTAAAGCAGTCGAAATGTTCATGCGGCTATGCCGTAAAAACAATATAATAGTTCGCACAATATACAGGATGGCGTTTAATCTCACATATGCAGACCCGAGTTTGCATGGCGATCCACACAATGACCATCCTGACTTTCCGCATAAATCGTTATTGATTTATCTAAATAAGTTCGACAAGGGAGAAACATTCTTGTTTGACGAGAAGGGTGAAAAGATAACATACACAATCCAACCCGCTATGGATAAGTTTGCTGTATTCGAAGGATGTTTTCATGCCCAAGGTTTTTGTAGGCCGCAGCAATGCAGACAAGTTTTTGTAGCTACATTCGATGGAGACTTATTGTGAACGATGCTGAACCAAAAGGAGAAAAATTAAAACGGCTAGGCTTGTTGTGTAAAACAGGCGAGCTTGATGTCGGCATTCGTGCTCTGAATATGTTTATGTATAATGATATACACTATATTTACGAACTTGTAACAATGACTAAATCAGAACTACTGAGCTTTCCAAATTTTGGGCGTAAATCTCTCAAAGAAGTAGAAGATGTATTGTCAAGCGCAGGTTTTCAACTTGGAATGACTTTGCCCCCAATGGAGACTTATTATGAATAAAATCCTTACCCTTGCAGGTATTCTTTTTACGACACCAGCGTTAGCTTGCACCCTGCAACATGGCGGGGAAGTAAACGAATGTTGGTACGTTACAGCAGCTTCCGGCATTGGAGAGCGTGATACAGTTTACTCCTCTGGCGGGACGATGGCGTTGCGTTCTGCGCGTTGTGTACAACCAAACTCAAAATGGAGGTTTCACGGAGCACACATAGAGCATACAAAGAATATAGATATGGGAGGTAATGCACTTCTATGGAGTGCGTACAGTACGTATCCCCGCGTTGCAGATTACCTTGAAAAGGTAGGCGCGTTAAACAGAGTTGAGTTTACAGTATTACGAGGGACAGACTTAAATAAATTAGGTGTTCCCCTTTGTAGAGGGTTGACAAGTACTAGATAGTTACTACATAGTGTTCTGGTGACGCCCTGCTTTGGGCGTTTCCTCCCTAGACTAGGGGGGCCGCTACCCCTGCGCCCCCCATTTTTTCCGGATCGTCATGCCAAGATCAGCATTGGACGTAGCTTTCCAACTGCCCCCGCAGAAAGGCAAGCTATTAAAACTTCTGCTAACCCACAAAATGTTATCGCCGGTTGAGGTAAAAGAAGAACTAGAAACAGACACTCCAGCCCATGTGATTGTAAAAAGCCTTAAAGAGCACATGGAAAAGTGGGAGCCTATAATCCGATCCAAACGTAGAGTTGGATATTGGATAGATGAAACAGAAAAACAACGATTAGTTAATCTCGCTAAGGAATTGCTACATGCAGGTGACAACAATACGCCGCAAGCCTAAGCAATTCGCTTGGAGCTATAGTAAATTAAAAAACTTTGAAACGTGTCCGCATCGCTATGAACAAATAGACCTACTAAAAAATATCAAGGAAGAAGAAAGCGAACATCTAGCGTATGGTAACGCTGTCCATAAAGCACTTGCAGAAGCTATACAACAAACAGCCCCACTACCTGAGCCGTATAAGCATTTGAAGTATTGGGTAGATGATGTGCTTACCGGTGGAGGTAAGTTATTAGTAGAACAGAAATTAGCAATAGACGCTGAGTTTAGTGGGTGTGATTGGTTTGCACCGTCTGCATGGTATCGCGGTATCGCTGACGTTATAAAGATCACAGGGCCAGTCGCTCTGGTAATGGATTGGAAAACCGGGAAGATACTAGAAGATGCGGCTCAGCTTGCGCTAATGGCGCAATGTGTCTTTGCTCATCACCCTTGCGTTAAGAAGATCAGGGCTGAGTTTATATGGTTAAAAGAAGATGCCACTACACGGGCAGATTATGATCGCAATGACATGGCTATGGTATGGAAAGACTTAATGCCAAGAATTGAACTGCTGCGTTCGGCTCATGAGACAAATAGTTTTCCTCCGAAACAAAGTGCCCTCTGCCGCAGATGGTGCCCAGTCACAACCTGCAAATATAATGGAGAGTAAAATGGACTTGAGCCTACATGCTGAATTTAGTAAGGTTTTCAAAGCGCTTGAAAAGATGCACAAGGGCTTGGTCGCTACGATAGAAGGCTACCAAGTTCTGGAAGCGCGTGTGTCTGCGCTGGAGAAAACTTTAAATGCCGACGCCGGAAAGCAAGGTGAAAGCAAAGGTGAACAAGGTACTATCGAAGTATCCTGACATCTATAAATTTATGCCAGTGCAAACAGGTTACGGTGTTCCTTCTTTAGATTATCTCTTGTGCATAAGAGGAAACTTTGTAGCCATAGAGACAAAGAAAGCAGGAGGTAAACCAACAGAAAGACAAGAGAGAACCATAGCAGAAATCTTATCCGCAGGAGGAACCACCTTTGTAATCTGCGGTGAAGATGACACTAAGCAACTAGAAGATTATTTGAAAGCTACCCACGATGACACCAAGCAATCAATTCCAGATTAGTAAGAAACATGGGGTTGTTATGGTCCCAGATGTTCCTACTATACAGAACTTGTTTCCAGACCTGCCGAGACTTACCCTCAAAGGTAAGCAGACAGCTGCCGTTCCTTACGCTCCGCCGCAGACATTTCTTTTACAGCGGCTGGGCTACGATATCCCGGCTCCTATTCTGACAATGTATGATTGGCCCGGTATGCGCCAACCATTCGATGTTCAGAAAAAGACATGCGCCATGCTCACAATGAACCAACGTGCGTATGTGTTGAATGATCTTGGAACAGGTAAAACAAAGACTGCTCTATGGGCTTTTGATTATCTGAAGGGATTGGGTCTGGCTCACAAGCTACTCGTTGTAGCCCCGCTATCCACCTTGAACTTTACATGGGCAAGAGAAGTCTTCACCACTGTTCCGCATCTGAAGTGCGTAGTGCTACACCATTATAATAAAGAACGCAGACTAAAACTTCTGGAAGAAGACGCAGATATTTTTGTCATTAATCACGATGGTATGAAGGTCATGCGCGATGCACTTGACCAACGCGCTGATATAGACGCTATCGTGATCGATGAAATGTCTTTGTACCGCAATGGTACGAGCGACAGAACAAAGAATATGAGGTCGTTTGTAAAAGGAAAGTCTTGGGCTTGGGCAATGACAGGACGCCCAATTCCTAACTCCCCTACAGATGTATGGGCACAAGCCTCTATCATCACGCCTGATAATGTGCCGAAATATTTTGGCAGGTTTCGTGATGAGATTATGACTAGAATAAACCAGTACAAATGGGCTCCCAAATCTGATGCAGTAGAGAAAGCATTTTCAGTCTTGCAGCCGAGCGTTCGGTATTCATTGGATGATGTTCAAGAACTGCCGCAGCTAATCGAGCGCACTGTAGATGTAGAGATGGGTACGCAACAAGAAAAAACATACAAAGATGTGATGCGTAAATGCTACGCCATGGTAGAGAACAAAGAAATAACAGCAGCGAATGCAGGTGTTGCGATGAGCAAGCTCCTGCAGATAAGCTCTGGGTGGGTGTACGCAAAAGGACAAGGGATTGTAGCTCTGGATAATGATAAGAGGATAGAAGCAGTTGTAGATATAATAAATGATACAGATAAAAAAGTTCTGGCGTTTGTTAATTTCAAACACGCGCTGGCAGGATTATCTAAGGCGCTAGACGCTGAAGATATAGAACATGCGGTAGTATCTGGAGATACCGCAGCAGGTAAGCGTTCAGATATATTCCACACTTTTCAGAACACTGATAAGTATAAGGTCTTGCTTGCGCACCCTGCATGTCTAGCACACGGCATCACCCTTACAGCAGCGACGACTGCTATATGGGTATCGCCTGTGCTTGATCTGGAGACGTTTGACCAAGCCAACGCGAGAATAAGAAGGGTAGGACAGAAACACAAACAGCAAATAATAATGATCCAAGGAACCCCAGTAGAGAAACGTGTTTACTCTATGCTCCGGAGTAAGCAACGCATACAGGAGCAACTATTACATTTGTTCGAAGAAGCAAGCGCATAGGAGAACCACACTATGACATTCGATGCAGAAAAGCGCGTCTCGCAATACGTTCAATTACGAGACGAACTAAAACGTATGGATGATGAACATGCGGATAGAAAGCGTCCACTAACAGCGCTGAAAGAAAAGCTGGAAGCGCAAATGTTGGAGTATATCCAAGCAACAAACTCAAATAGCATCAGCACTAACGCGGGTACAATGTATATTACTCCACGTAAATCTGCGTCTCTCGCTGACCCTGCTGCGTTTATGGAGTACGTTATTAAAAACAATGCGTGGGACTTACTTGATCGTAAGGCTAACGTAACTGCTGTTGAGGATTTCATTAACGAGCATGAAGCACCGCCACCCGGTTGTAATTTTTCAACTCGGTTGACTATTGGCGTCCAACGTAAATCATAGGAGGATACAATGGGTGAACTAATCTCTGGTAACTTTGGTAAAATCTCTAACGTCTTTGCTGATGAAGACGACGATAACGCAATCACAGCCGGTATTAAAACCGGCTTTCCTATCTTGGGCTTTAAGGGGAAAACATGGTCGATCCGCTATCGCGGCGAAGTATTTCCGCTTATGCGCGATGATGGCGATGGCCCTCGTGGCTCTGTTGATGTAGTTATTTTGAAGTCGTCTGAGCATGTAGCCAAGTTCTGGTACGAGCGTGGGTATGAGGAAGGTTCTGTTGAAGCTCCAGATTGCTTCTCCACGAACGGTCTTACTCCCGATCCTAGCAGCAAGAAGGCGCAGTCTAAGACATGCGCGCTCTGCCCTAAGAACCAGTTCGGTTCACGGATTACCCCGTCAGGTAAGAAAGGCAAAGCATGTAGCGATACGAAACGCATTGCAGTCACGCCAGTTGGTGACTTACACAACGAGACCTATGGCGGCCCTATGCTGCTTCGGGTTCCTGCTGCGTCACTGAATGACATGGCGATGTATGCGCAGATGGCCAAGAACGCTGGGTTCAAAACCTTTGCGATTGCGACGAAGATTTCTTTCGATGCTGATCAGGCGTATCCAAAGCTGAAGTTCAGTGCAATACGCCCTCTGAAAGATGACGAAGCGCAGGTCGTACTTGATCTACGTAACAGCCCACAGATTGATCGTATCCTGCAGGAGGAAATATCTTCTGACGAGCCGGTAACTACTGAAGCTGCTACGTCTTTCTTTTCAGAGCCGCCAGTAGAAGTTGCGCCAAAGGTGGAAGCGCCTAAACCATTTCCAAAAGTGGAAGCGACTAAGCCTAAAGTAGCTGCTCCCAAGAAAGCAGCGCCTCCTCCCCCTGTAGTTGAACAGGTTGTCGAGAAGGTTATTGAGACGGTTCAGATTGAAGACGACATTACATTTGATGACGATCTGGACGCACAGCTTGATGCGCTGCTACCAAAGCGCTAACGTGGGTTAGCCGGGGGTGATCACCCCCGGCTTTTTCACCCTGCAGGATTAAGAAAATGAACCACACCGATGATGACCTGCGTAGATTTTTTAACGCCATTCTTCCTGTCTCCACTGGCGACCACCTGAGTATTCACTGGGGCTTCGATATTGAAGGACGTAAGGGGTTAGCTGGCCGCGCGTATAAAGGCGTTGATGAACTTATTGGTGCGTCTAAATGGGCCAATCGTATCGCTGCCCATAGCGGTGTCTATCATTGTGTAAGCTCACAGCTTACAGCGAACGGTAAGAAAGCTAATCGATTAGGTACAAATATAACAGCTATCAAATCTTTGTTTCTTGATATCGATGCTGGTGAAGGTAAGTCATATTCCAACAAGAAAGAAATACTGCCAGCCTATGCACAATTTTTAAAAGACAGTGGCTTTCCGCCAGCTTCGATTATCGTTGATACAGGACATGGATTACACTTTTACTGGCCGCTTACCTCTGAGGTAAGCCCTGATGACTGGCAACCTGTCGCTGATGCACTTGCCGAAGCCACGAGACAACATGATTTAAAATGCGATACACAAGTCACTGTTGACCGATGCCGTATTTTGCGTACGCCGGGAACAATGAACTTAAAGCATGAGCCGCATGTTGAATGCCGTATATTGCGCATGGTCGAAGGCGCTACCTATGATCTGGATGAACTAAAAGACAAGCTAGAGCCTTACAAAGTAGCACCAAGAGCGTCTGCAAATAACGCAGTTAGTATGGTGGCTAATCTCCCGCAGCTTACTCCGCTGCAAGAGGACGACGAACTCGCTGCGGGTATCCCTGTAGCAAAACGACCACACATCACAGACGTCGCAGCAGTCTGCCCATTTGTGGAACAGGCGCTTACCACTGGAGGTAAGGATTTCCAAGAGCCGTTATGGCGTTCGTCCTTAATGGTAGCTGTGTTCACTGAAGGTGGGCGTAATGACGCACACAATATGTCGTCTGGCCATGCAGACTATGATGAAGCATCTGTAGATGAGAAGTATGACCGTGCAGTCTCTGATCAAAGACAGAAAGACTTAGGTTGGCCAAGCTGCGCTGCCATTCAGAACGCAGGATGCACTCTCTGCAAGAAATGTATCCATGTCAAAGATGGTAAATCACCCTTCAACTTTGTGGTGAATAAGTATTCAACTGCTCCAGCCGTGTATGTCCCAACAGTGGACTTACCTGAGGGGTATGTTCGAGACGCTGACAATTTCGTATCGAAGATCGTAGTAGATATGCAAGGTGGCCAGACCCCGGTACGTGTCTTTGATTACCCTGTAAGAGAGCCATGGTTGAAGCGTGACCCATGGGTACTACACTTCACAGTAAAGATTGGTCTTACTGAGACGGTGGTTATGCTACCAAATGCCAACGTCACAAAAGATCAACTATTCAAAACCCTGCAAACGCAGGGAATGATGATCAAAGATTACCAACAAAAAGCAGCGAGGGAATTTTTCATGGGTTGGATCGCTCATCTTCAGACCTTGAAAGATGCGACCGTCTCGAATGCTCCTTTCGGTTGGCATGACGGTGATAGCGGCGGCATAGAAGGATTTAGTTTTGGTGGGCGTATGTGGACGGAGAAAGGGGATAGACCTTCTGCCATATCTGATCCGATCATTCAAAAGCATTACACGCCAAAGGGTGATATCCAGCCGTGGTTCGATAGCCTTGCACTGATTGAAGGAAGACCAGAGTTAGAAGCGCTAGTTGCAACAGCGTTCGGGGCTCCGCTGATCGCACTAACTGGCCACCCCGCTGGTGCTTTGTATTCTAACTACAGCCAAGAAAGCGGCGTAGGTAAATCTACTGCTCTGAAAATTGGATGCTCTGTTTGGGGGCACCCGATCAATGCGCTGCAGGGTGTTGACGACACATCCGTCAGTGTTATGAACCGCATGGGGGCGCTCAAATCCCTGCCGCTGTATTGGGATGAATTACAGACCGAAGAAGCTGCGACAAAGTTTACGCAGCTTATATTCAGTCTTACGCGAGGCCGTGAGCGTTCTCGCATGACATCGGATATTACACAGAGAGAAACGGGCGGCTGGAAAACGCTCATGGTATCTGCATCAAATGATACTCTGATCGACTACATTACATCGCAAACGAAGACAACAACTGCTGGTATCTTTCGTATCTTTGAAGTTGCTGTGCCAAAGTCTACCGCGAAAAGTAAGATACACGAAGTAGATGCTCAGCACATGTCTGCTAAACTAGATAATAATTATGGACATATCGGATTGCGCTACGCCCAATGGCTGGGAGCTAATAGAAAAGAAATCCAAGAGGAAGTTAGCGAGTTTGCTAAGAAGCTATGGAAAGCAGTGAACGCTCAGCAAGATGAGCGGTTCTGGATCGCTACTATGACATGCGTGTGTATGGGCGCAACATTTGCTAACCGTCTCGGCTACACCAATTTTGACGAGATCGCCATCAACAAGCTCATGCTTAAGACGCTAAAGAATATGCGAAACCTTCGTAAGGATACACATGTTGACCTAACTAATAAGGACAACGTGACATCGACCATGACGCAGTTTTTTAAAGCAGCTTCACGGCATACGCTCTATACGAACCGCATACACATATCCAAAGGTAAGCCGCGCAAAGACTTTTATAAAGTGGAGCGCGACACATCAAAGCTGGAGAGCGTACATCTTCAGTTCGGCGCTGAAGATAAAATTGCAAGGTTCAGTACGTCATACTTTACTGAATGGTTAGGAAAGAAGGGGGTGTCTAGGCAGCTATTTAATCAAGCCCTGAGTAAGCAATACGGCATGAAACCAGTCGTCGGCATCTTAGGCGCAGGTACTCAGTTCACAACAGTAACTTCAGAATATCTTATCCAAATAGATTTAGCCGGAACCGATCTAGCGGCTTATGCAAGTGGAGATAGTGATGACTTACAAGAACCCGAACCCGAAGGGGACACAATCGAAGCGAACGCTTAGAATAGAAGAACTATTACTAGCTGGCGTACCTCCAGTTGATATCTACCAACAAATGGGGATAGGTAGAGGCGTTGTAGCTGGAGTAGCGTTTCGAATGCGAGAGCGTGGAATAAATGTTCCTAAAGTAGTAATGCGTTGGCCACCAGAACGCTTAGCTGAATACTTTTCTACCCCTATAGAAGAAAAGAAATTAGATAACGCCCAGCGAAAATTGATAGCGCAAGAGCTTATAGAGAACAACAACTCTTTAGCGATACGTAAAAAGCTGGCAGAAAAATACAATCTAACTGCAAGTCAAATAAACACAATAGCCTATCAGGTTAAAGCAGTAGAGAAAAACAAAACTAATCCAGCGATGAATATTACCAACCAGCCCGGTAAGCCAATAGCCGCTGGAGTAACCTTACCCTCGAAGGTAGGGCGTATTATGAAAACGATGTTTGGAAACGACGACGAGGGAATAACTTCTTTGTTGAACTTGAAAAACAATCAATGCCGCTACCCAATAGGTAGAAAGAATGACACGCATATGTTTTGTGGAAGCATCGTGCAAGCTAGTTCTTCATACTGTGAGTATCACCACAAGATAGTTTGGATACCACCGAAACGCAGGTGAGGAGATACAAGTGAAACCCACAGGAACTCGTGGAGAACAACATCCCAACTGCCGACTTACTACCGCAGATGTGGTTCAGATTATTGAACGCATACGCATGGGAGAAAGACAAAAAGTAATTGCGTATAGTTTTGGCGTAGATCAACAACACATCTCAAAAATCAAACTGGGTTTACGTTGGCGTTGTTTAGGTCAGGATATTAGGCTTGATCTTCGTACACGTAAAAAGAGGAAGTCATGAGCAGAACTTATCTTTTTTGGTATGGGACTTTGGCAGCCGGTGCAGGTATATGTTTCGGCTGGGTCTTATTCTCCATATATACTCCGGACCTGCAGCTGGCGGACAAATGCTATTTGTATAAAGTCGCAGAGAAGCCAGTGACTTCTTATGTATTAAAGCCCGTAGTCCAAGAGAAACAATGTATGGTGCCAGACCCTATCATTGTTAAAGAGAAATGCGAAGATCAGCAGAAGGCAGAACCAGAAGAAGATAAAACCCCTCGAAAAGGGAATAGGCATAGATGGAGAAGGAGGTATTAAACTCGGGGGCGTTTATCTAAAGCTTGGCGAAGCTGTCTTACTTCTTCGCGAAGCTGTTCGATCTCATCAGTGAGGTCTTTTACTCTCGTCTCATACCCCTCGATCAAAGCTTGGAAGTGCCTAGTTATACTATCCAATTGTACAGCGTCAGCTTCGATATCTAGCTTGTGCGCTTCTGCTTTGATCTTGTGACGTGCGGCAATATACCCAACAGTTGCACCGCCAGCGGGACCAAGGAATGGAGCTACATATCTCCATAATTCATCGAAGAGCGCCTTGGCTTCATCACTTATCATTTTTTCACCCACCCGCACTTGAGAGCTATTCCGACCGCATTGTGCTCTCGGATTTGGGCAATCGTTGGCTTTGTGTCGTGCCGAGAGTAGTAGATCGCTCTGGCAGATTGGCAAAACGTAGCTCCATTAGTCTCTAAGGAAGGGGTCGTCGTCTGGCAGCTTGCCATCATTGGCAATGATGTGAGCACGGACAGCTTCACGAGCAGCGATGGCGATTTGGGCTTCATGGACTTGGTTCCGTAGAGCTTCTAATTGCGCTTGTGTTTTACCAGCGTCTACCAATTTGGCAGCATAAAGCCACTCGAAAAGCTTACCAGCAGCGGTAAACATGCTGCTGATAAGTGTGAGTATAATAGTAATCATTTCTGTGTTGGTGGGGTTGATGTAATCGAGCGCATGATCGCCATCACAATAGACATTGCAACAATTGACCATCCAGCTTTTGGGTCATCAAGAAACTTAACCCAATCAGTGGTGGAGAGAACGCCGAAGACGGCGGTGAGAATTGCAACAATATATGTCCTGTATCCTGTAAGCATCATGCTCTCCATCATTCTAAGTTGTGCCTAAACCATAGCCCTAACATAAACAACAGCTTAGCGCTATACGCCACAGAAGCTGCGGCGGATACCGCGTACACAATCCATGCGACCCGAGGGTCCATCAGTTACACGGATTGCGAGTATTATCGCGCAAAACACACTCGTAATACTTTGTGCTTTCGCACCCGGCGAGAAACGCAGTACCTACCAGCGCCATCGAAAAAATGGCAGCGAGAATTAAGAAGCGGGCTGTCTCTTGTATCATTTGTCCCTCTCTCCCCACCAATAGACGCAGATGAGTATGAGACATAATGGTACAGCAACTGCCAAAAACATCCACTCTAAAACAAGGGCGACTATTACATTCTCCCCTGTACCATAGAGCGGAAGCTCTCCATCGGCCACGCTGGGCCGGGATCGCGCTTCCGATCCGGAGCTATGTCGTCGTGCCCAACGATCTCTTTGATCGAAGGGTACGCAGCAAGTATAGCTTGCGCTACAGCGACAGCTACCTCCTGCTGAATTTGCGGATAAATTGCCCATGGCCGAACCTTCCCCGGTTCTAGCTTGTGCGAGCGCATTGTCGCTTTATCCGCAGGGAAGGGTTTCCCATATGCGTCGGCTATCTTGCCGTTTGCAAGCTGCTGTAGTCTCCCAGCATTCGCCATCTCAATCCCAATAGAGGACGAGTTTACCCCTGACTTCCCTTTCCACTTTGATACACCTGCGTGCCAAGCCACTCGGTTGAGCGGCATAAGCTGCGTAACGGTTCCATCAATATCTATTACTAATTGAGCCGAAGCTTTAGCTGCAGCGTTACAAAGCCATTCGATAGCCCCAGCTGCTTTTTGAGAAGCGGTGTAGTGCATCACCAATAGTGATGGCTTTACCAGCGTACCTCCCATGTTCGGAGTTTTACGCTGGGCGACAGGTTTACCGTCGAGGGTAAGGATGTTGTTCACGACCGCAAATTTCATTTCGATCTCCACGCCCGGTTCACAGACTTTGGGACTACCCGAAGATTAGACTTGGAGTTACCGCCACCAGAGCGAAGTGGTACTTTATGGTCCACATCTTTACCGTCGCCCTTTCGAACGCGGCCTTCTTTCATGAGTTCGGCACGGGCAGCGTTGTTCGTCGCCCGTTTCTTCTTCATCTCCTCCGAAGCGTTATAGCCACGGTCGAGCCGCTTGATCTGGCCCGGTGTTCGGTGCGACGAAGGGTCGCGTTTTTGTCCACCTTCAGCCATATCAGCAGTTCCAAGCTCTCAGAGATTTATTGATCCGAGAGTTCGGATCGTTAGCTGTTTTCTTGCTAGTCAGTTTCTTTTTCATGCCAGACATTCTAGCACAAAAACTGTCCTTGCGGGGGCCACCCTCAGGCTGGGGGGCTTTGAGCCCCGGCTTTCCCGGATTGGCGGCGTTATAGGAAGCGCGCCCTTTGGCGTTCAACCCACCCTTAGGGTTCTTCCCTTCTTTACGTTGCCATGCTGGGGTCTTAGCCATCATTTACCCTTTCTTTTACCTGAGGGAGAGACAGGCCAAGACTTACGCTCTGGCCCTGTTTTCTTAGCCGCCATCGAACGCTTCTCAGAAGCAGTCATCTTGGCAGAAGCAGCGGCAGGGCGACAAGCTGGGTAGCCACGATTGTCTTTGGAACCCGAACGGCCACAGGGTTTGCCGGTCTTTACATCGACCCACTTTTCCCCGAACCATTTACCAAGTCCGCCTTTAGCCACGTTTCACCCGATTGTCTGCGCCGGACCAACTTCCGCCTCTACTCTTATACTCTTTAGCTGCCCAAGCGTTGGCGTACGCACTAGGGTAAACTTTAAATTTCTTTTTCGCCTCTGCCTTAACGCGAGACCACAACGCCGGATTTTTAGCGACAGCCTTAGCCATTACTTTTTCCCCTTCTTCGGTTTGCGCGCCATGGAGTAAGCTATAGCGATAGCCTGCTTCTGCGGCTTGCCAGCACGGATTTCTGTCGCAATGTTCTGGCTAATCGCCTTTTTGCTCGATCCTTTTTTCAGCGGCATAACTATCTCCTAGTGACGGTCGATGCCGCCAGTAATTCCCATACGGTTAAAATTCTTCAGAGACTGTTTGAAGAACTTATTCCGTTCTCCAACGAGCCGTTCTTTTTCTTTGCCCTCTGCGGCATTAACTTTTTCGCTGAGTTTGTTACGCTCAGTCCGTTCTTTATTAACAGCAAGCAATTGCTTCCAAGTCATACCACTCCGGCGTTCAGCTACCTGTATGAGTGTGCGTTCTGGAGCCGATAATGACTTACCTTCATCTCTTGCTTTAAGAGCTTTAAGCGTGGCGGTTGTGACTTCGGCCTTTTTCTCTAGGTTAAAGATACGGCCTTGGTCAGCTTTAGCAGCTTCCGATTTGCCAGTTACGACGCCCGAAATGTTACCGGGGACATCAGCGACAAGACGCTCTTGCGCACCAGCAAAGTGATTGACGATATGCTTGATATCTTCTGGATACATATCAAGCCCAACCCTTTCAAAGGTACGGGCAATTGCTTTCCATCCTTCACCAGTATTCGGTTTGCCTTGCTCAGAACGCAACGCTCCACGTTTTGGAAATTCTTGATGGATCGGTGCGCCGGTAAAGTCCCTGTTTAGGAACACTTCAGCGAGAGGACGTACAGCTTCTGGCGCAATCAAAGAATATGGATTGCTTATATTCTTGCCGAACGGGGTAAGCGTTTCCATCGCGCCATGGAAAATACGTGATCCGATGTCACTATTGCTCATCTTTGAGCCGCCGATATGCCGCATTGCGGCTTGGGTCATCGCAGAACCCGCAGTCCATACGCCAAACAATGGATAAGGAAGCGGTATCTTTACATAACTCGGGTCGCCATTCGGTTTGCGCCCCGTTAAGAAGATGATGTTTTGGATGCGCTCATAGGATGGCACCTTCTCAATAAGCGGCGTTCCATCTTCATCTGGGTCGTTCGCCATATAATTCATAAGCTCAACAGCGGCAGCGCCACCCATGATACCGAAGATCGCACGGCGATAAGATTTGCTACTGCCGAACGCACGAAGCATACGATCCGTTGTCTGCAGGGCTACGTTACCGAACGCCAGCCATGTTGATATCAGCGAAGAAGCTGAACCACGACGAGCAAAGTCTACCGTAGCGTCTCGCGCCATGAGCGCAGCTTCGTGACTGGATTTGCCAGCGTCTCTAGCCCGTTTATAAATGGCTAGGCGCTCTGCCGTATCCATTGAAGTCAGGAAGTCGCTCCAATTATTATGGAACTCTTTGAGCTTGGTTAGTAAAGTAGGGTCTGACTTAACCAAACGCTCATACTCTTTAGCCAAGCTGAAAGTGTCAGAGACTTCTCGGAACTGAACGACGCCGCCAGCTTCCTCAAACTCTTTCATCAGTTTGCCAATAGCAGGGTCTTTGACAGGCTCTCCCCGCAGATAGCGGCGGATATCACCCCACCCCTTACGAGCATCGTTAAGATACTTGAGCGGGTTGGTGTCTAATCCTTGTTCCTTATATCCTTTGAGGTTCATCATCGCCTCAATAGGATAACGGAAAGCAAAGTGGCGAATGAGGAACGCAGGGCTGTAGTGCGTCCAAGCCGCTTTCAAAGTGTTCATCACTTTGTTGCTAGTACGAACAGATAGGTGCGCAGCGGGAGGCGATACGCGACGGAAAGCCTCAGCTAAATTCTTGTCAGTGAAGACAAGAAACTTATCAGCGCCATTCTCCTTGAAGCCGATAATTGCTGGGTCAAGCATAGCTTCACGAATAGTGGTGGCGGGCGTGGCTGCTAAGTTCTCAGCAACATAGACGCCTTCATTCTTCGTGAACCCGGCCAGACGAATAGCTTCAGCCGTGGCTTGGTTGACTATATTAGTTTCTGCGCGTTCGATTGCCCGAGCCGTATCCTTAAACAAATTCAGCAATGGGTCTTCTGCAAGGGTGGAACGCCCAGCCGCCTTGCGGATATCCCGTCCCGAGACGTCCATATCATATTGAGCAAGGAATAAATCTCTACCTTGAGCATGTGCAGCAGCTATCGCTTCGTCTTCGAAGCCGCGCATCGGGACATACTTTTTATATGTCGCGCGAAGCCGCGCTGCCTCTGCGGGAGATATATTCCCGCCAGCTACTAACGCATCTAACTTTATATCTTCCAACGCTTTAACTAGTTTAACTGCGCGGTCTAAAATTGCTTGCTTCACTGGGCTGTTAGCAAAAGCAGCTAGGTAATTTCTAGCGTTCTTTGTGGACATACCCGAACCAGCGGTGATGCTAGGGTCGCGAGCTTGGATCACAGTGTTTCGTTCTTCAGCGCCATAAGCCAACAAGGCGCGGCTTAGCTGCTTATCGCTAATACCAGCGGCTCTAGCTTCCTTAGAAATATCCTGTGCTTCCTTCAGCTTAGTCACATGAAGATCACGGACTTTGCCAGTGATCTTAGGCACAAGAGTTGTTTTTAGTCCGAAGAAATCTAATTGGTCTGGCAATTTACCCGTTACGTTTTCAATAGCTTCCTGTATCCGCTGCACGGGACGGTTGTAGTCGATGCCAGCTTCACGCAGTTTTTCAAACCGTTCTGTCGTCATGCCAAGTTTAGCCGCAACATTACTAATTACTTGTTTTGTCTTAGCCCCAACAGAAGGAGGTTTAGGAGTAGGCTTCGGCCCAAGCGTCAGACCTCTCTGCGCAAGGCGAGCTTGAGCTTGCTGCTGTTGCGTCGGAGCCGCTTGCGCGGAACCGGGTCGGCCAGTTAGCGGTTTGCCATAGGTCTTAGCTAGAGAAGTGACGATAGGCTGCAGGGCTTTCTTCGTGATGCCCTTGGTCATCTTCATGCTGATTGCTTTGATTAATTTATCAGCGGTTGCCGGGTCTACACCTTTTGCGAGCAACTGACCTTTAGCCCAACTCAGAGCGTTTTCACTACGAGATATATCGCTAATAGTTTCTTTAGCGACACGCTCTTTGCCGATAACTTCGGAACTAACTTTGATTACCTCTTCGAGCATCGACGTAGCACGTTCCGGCATTCCGAACATCTGCCGGATCGTATTGGCAATCTCATTAAACGCTGTACGTATGCGCCCACCGAAAGAACTAGCTTTGCCGCCGATCTCCATATTGGCGAGCGCGCCTTGGAGTTTCTTGTTACCGTAAGTTTCAGCCAAGAACTCACGTTCATTCTCAAACGCTTGCTCGCCTTTCCACTCAGGGTTGCGCTCAAGGAACTCATCCATGAGTGCGCGCAGTTTAACCCGAACGGGATGGTTTTCAGACAGGGAAGCCAACTTGCTGACGGACGCAGCGTGCATGACTTCGTGCATGACTATATGACGCCACCCAGAAGCGCTCATATTTTTGGCGCTTTCAGGCAGCACAATATAACTTGTGTCGCCTTTCAGATAATGAAAGCCGCCACTCTCCTGCCCAGCGATACGTTTAAACTCTTCATCAGGGACATAGTGGACATCAACGTCGCCAGCTGCGCTCTTTAAAGTCTTACGGAGAAGCTCGTAAAGCGGACGGAAGAAACCTTTCTCCCCATCAAAATCTAATCTATCAAGAATAGGTCCAGCTTTTTCTGTAGAAGTAACACGAGCGCTTCCATCCTTACCTTTAACGGTAAGCCCTTTCTCAGGGGCGATAGCAATTCTTTCTCCGGCATCGAGACGCGCGAGAATTTCATTGAGGATTTCATCCTCAGTGCGTGAACCTCTACGTTTATCAGAAATTATTTCTTCTTTAGCAGGAGCCATTGTGTCTTCGAACAAAGGAGCTTCACTGCTACGAGACGCTTCAGACCTTCCAGCTTTCTGAGCGGTTTGTGCTTTTACTTGCTCACCGTATAGAGCAGCAATTTCTCTAACCTCGGCATCGCTACGGCTTGCAAGTTCCGGATATTTCTTCCGGAGCCTAGTCATTTCGTCGTCTGTAACTTTCTCTATCGCAGCGGCGGTTCTATCTTTCGCAACAAGCGCCGTTTCTACTGCGGCTTCTTCTTTCGTTTCCGCTTTTGTTATAGCCTTTTCTACCTGACCTTTTGTCTCGCCAACAACAGCTTGGGCTTCTTCGCCACGACCAATAGCCTCGTGTTCTTGCTGCCAAGCTGTCTCAATCTTTTTTAAACGATCTAAGCCAGCCGCGTCTTGCTTGCCGCGCTTAACAGGTTCAGCATCTGCCGCTACAGCATCGCGGTAGTATTGTGGAGCTTCTTCGCCTTTCTGGCGGATAGCTGCTCTAGCCCGGCGTATGAATGCCGCGCGCTTGTTCTTATCCTCCATATTCGGAGGTTCGTTTTTATGAACGCCACGATTACCTTTCGATATCCGGGCTTGGTCTTTTTTCTCTTGCTCAATCTCTGCGACAGGCCGAAGGATACGCGGTTTATTTTCTTGCGCAGAAAGAGCTTCAGCAGCTTTTTGGGTAACAGGTTTTTCTGGCGCAGGGGCAGCTTCTTGTTTCTTAGCGCCACGGCGTTTAGCCTTCTCTATGATTGGAAACGCTTTAGGGCCAGCGCCAGCAGGAGCCTCTGAAGCTTTTTTGGCTTGAGCTTCTGCTAACGCTACGACAGAAAAAATGCCTTTACGTTTTTCGCTTGCTTCTTTTATTTTTGCATTCTGTTCATTTATTTTCGCGTCAAAGTCAGCGTCAGCTTTCTGAGCTTCAGTCTTTTTAGCTTTAGCTTTCGGAGCTTTCTGAGCTTCCGTTTCTGTTTTTGCCTTATTTCTCAACGCACCTTTAGGACGACCCCGACCGCGCTTTATCGCCCCACCCTTCGGCTCAATCGTAGGAGCAACTGAAGCGGGAGCAGTAGCAGATACAGGAGGAGCAACAGGCTCAACAGGAGGAGCGGGTTGAACAGGAGCTTCTTCGACATTGGGAGCCTCCTGCTTTGCCGCCACACGAGCAGCTTCTTTTGCTGCCTGTTGTTCTGCGTATAAGCGTTTATTCTCTAAGCTGCGCTGAAGCCTAGTTAATTTTGGCGCAGCTTCAGCTGCTTGTGGTACTGGTGGTACCTCTTTTGGTACCGCTGCCGCCTCTGCAGTAGGTTTATTGAGGTACGCCATTATTTTATCTGGCGTTAGCTCACCAGATAAATGTGCCTCCACAATTGGACGCAGTTGCGGAGGTATATTGTTCGCCTCCATCTCATCAGCGTAAATTTCGTCTCTACGCCCATAATGCTTTCTAGCAGTGCGGTCGTAGATATTAACTGTTTCCCCATCTGGGGCAGTTACAGATATTGCATCTCTAGCGTTCATTCCCATCGACCAATCGCCAATAGTCAGGCGGCTAGTTTCTGGGTTGAAGCTAATCCTAGGAGCAGGAGGCTCTATTGGAGGAACGCCAATAGCTTCTCGTATGGCAGGGTCCGTCGAATTAACAATATCTGTCTCAGGCAGCTTTACACTCGGGCGCGTACCCGTGCTGACTTCTTCTCCAGTTTTTGTACTAGGAGTGTCAGTACCGGCAGCGGCGGTAGCAGCTTTCGTTCCCTGATCCCGGCGAGGTGGGTTGATATCATTACCAACTGGAGCTTCTTCATTGGGAGGAGGATTGTTTCCAGTGCGATAGCCTTTGGTCGCGTCGTTTCCAACCGCATCCAAATTAACCGCTTCAACTTTCTTCTCAATCTTATCCACTACCTTCGGTTCGGTCTCACCGATATGCAGTTTAATAAGTTCAGCGACATGTGCGTCAATGTCTTCTGGAGACGCTCCGGGAGGAGGGCCAGACGGAATTTCGCGTTTCACTTCTTCTGGTGCAAACTCAACTTTACCTTCTGCGGTAAGTTCTTGCGCTGGCGGTGGGGGCTCGCCGGGAGGCGTTTCAATGGAAGGTGCTTCCTTACCAAATGCCTTCGCAGCCCCACGATGAACACCAGTCTGTACCGCGCCAGTGACAGCGCCGAGAAGAGCAGGTTCGAACAAGTCTTCCGCTGTATTTGCTCTACCAGCAACAACATTTGAAGCAGCTGTTTGAGCAACTGCCGTAGCTGGCTGCGCGCCAAATATCTGAAAGATGGCTTCCTTTATAGGGGCTTTCAGTTCGTTCTCAGCTGTACGCCCAAATACAGATACACCGGGTAGCGCGCCAGCAACTGCGCCAAAAGCGCCAGCAATCCCAGTCTGCTTCCATGCTTGCTCAAAAGCCTCATCCGGCTCCATTGTGTGCCGAGCTTCATAATAAGCACGCCCCAGTGTTGGGATCATTGCGCCAACAGCTGTCCCTGCTGCACCTCCCGCAATAGCGCCAACAGGGCCAGCCGCCGCCGTCCCTGCCGTAGTACCAAGAGCAGTACCCGCCAACATCGGAGAGCTTTCCGCGAGCATCTCGGCGCTTTTGCCGATCCACCAATTCGGATCGCTCCAGCCTTCGCCTACCTTTTTAGAGAGAAGTGCATCAAGTTCTGGGTCTTCTACCTGACGAGCTTTGATATTCTCGGGAGTGTATTTTTCGCGATCACTTATAAACTGTCCGGTTTGTTCAATGCCAGATATGGCGGAACGCGCACCTCGCATAGCAGCGCGACCAGCTATGTCAGCAGAGTGCAAAGCTTGAGAAGTAAAATCTTCTCCTATGTTCGGCTCTTTTTCCCCCGCATAAACTTCAAGCTGCGCGCCACCGGGTAAGCGATTAAAACTAGGCGTAGTTTGAGGAGGCGGAGCCTCATCAAGGACCGCGCCTTCCGGCAGTGTATCGAACTCCATAGGAGCAGAGGAACGCCCTGCAGTTGGAGCTTCGTCAAGGACCGCGCCTTCCGGCAGCGTGTCAAACTCCATGCGTTCCATTATTGCCCCATTAGTTCAGGACGGCTCGTAAATGATCCACCGGAAATAGGCATTAACCCACCGGGAGCAGATGAAGGAGCAGCCCTCCATTTTCCTCCAGAGAATACTACCTTCGTTCCGTCTTTCAGAGTGGCAGTCTGCCCGTCTGAGTATTGAGGTTTATCTTCCGCGACAACTCTCGGCTCAGAAGCTGATACAGCCTTCCGAGGCATGACTGTTGGCTTTGGATATATTGCGTCCTTGCCGCCCATATACTCTTTAGCATTGGGGCCAAGCGCTCGTTTAGCAGTATCATAAGCGTTCGCGTAATCCTGTTCAGCTTTTATCGCAGCTGCTTTACCAGCTTCATTCATCTTCTCAGGAAATTCTTTAGCGGCGGAACGCCACTTCTCGACGTTATCTTTGGCTGCATCAAGTGTTTCGACAGCAGCATTATACGTTTCCGCAGGAGCCTCCTCGACAGAGCCTCTCATAGACTTCCGACCAGAAACTGATTTTTGCCCGCTACGCACCAAATATTGGTTGTTTTCGAATGTCTGCCGAGAAGTAGGAAGCTCATTATACACTGCCCTCTGTTCAGGGCTAAGCGCTTCTTCCAAAGTTTTTGGTAAATCTTTACGAGTGTAATCTATTGGAGCCTCTTCCATAAGCGTGTTGAACTGCTTAAGGGTACCGGCTCTTTTATCGTAGCTGGTCTCTTTGCGCTGCGGAAGTTTATTACCGGCAGCTTCTACCATGGCTTTATAGTAGCCAGTACCGTTAACCAGCCCTGCCGCTCTCGCTGCGATTTCTTCCCCGGTTATTGGTTCGCGCTTAATCTCTTTGCCCGTCTCCGCGTTAGAAGTAATCATCTCGCCTTTGCCCGTCTTAGGGTCATTGACTTTTATGACAACTTCTTCGCCGTTAGGAGCTTGATTATACCCAGACTGCACTGCTTTAGCAGCGCCAGTAAAATCACCGTTTTGAGAAGCTGCGACACCCAACGAGCCGAGCCGTTGTGCATCGACATTACATAGCTGGATAAACTCAGCCGCCGCCTGCTGAGCTTTATCATGCTCTCCACGATCACGATAAAATTCGTACACTTTACGCAGAACAAAAGCGTTACGAAGAGAAGTCGTTAGTTCGCGTTTAGGATCAATTTTATCCGCCATCGCTACGCCCTCTTCGGGCGTGTTTGCGCCAACACCACGCAGCATATCTGCAGCGCGGTCTGTTTTCTGAGGATCATTCTGAGGGACCGCTGTGTCGCCGCCCTTCAACCCAAACACATTCTGCAAGAAGTCCAAGCCCCCATTAAGCGCGTCTTTAACGCCTTCCGCACCAGTAATTTTCTCAGGTGCTGGACGAGCAGTCGTCGCCATCATGCTCCGCGCGTTTGGGGGAAGATCAGATGTCACATCATTATATTCAGACTGGGTTTTCGCCCGGTCTTGCATGTCGCTGTAGTAAGTATCAGCGGTGGGATCAACTTCATCGCTGTAGCCACCAAATTGAAACTTCTGCTTCAGTTCCGGAACTGCACCGCCCGCACGATATTTCATAGTAGGACGAGGAAGTGTTTGAACTCCTCCGCCCATAGCAAGAGCAGGAGTGAAAGAACCAGTCGGGTATCCAGCCTCACCTTCAGAACTAGGCGTAAACCCTTCTGCGCCTTCCTCTGGTAAATAGTCGCCCCAACCAAAAGGAGACATGTTCTTCGGCTTCTGTGGCGCACCGCCTACAGCTGGCTGCTGCGGCTGTTGACTTGCAGCGGTGCGGATGCCACCACCAAACGGGGCTTTTCCTTGAGGCGCAGAGTATGTTTTCTCTTCCGGTATAGGTTCTGGCGCTTCGAGCATTGTCGGCAATGCGGCAACTCGCGTTTGCGGAGGAACTTCGGGCTGCCCCTCATCGCGCGCCACAGTTTTCGGTGCACCTGTGTCGCCTGCCTTTGCCATACGCCAGTTTGTAAAGTTCTGGGCGAACCGTGTACGTTCTTTAGCTTTTGCTTCCCAGTTCTTAGGGTTTTCAAAATCCCTCGTCCAAACGCGCGCCGCTTCAGTTCTAGCTTCTTCTTTTGTTATTTTGCCAGTGTCTAACTTAGCCTGAATAGACTGCAGGTTTTTACCTACAATGCTATAGTCTTTTTTAAGTTCTTGATCGAAGACAAAATCTTCTTGCGCTTTATACGGTATCTTGCGGACATCCGACTGTTTAGCAAAAGATTTTAAGTTATCGAGACGGCTTAGATGATGTTGAAACGCGCCGCCAGAGGGTGATCCTTCGTCATCAGGGTTGTAAGCTTTAGGGTCTAAACCGCGACCGCTTTCACCTGTAACAGAACCAACAACACCGTCAGCGACCTCGGGGGATAGCTTATACGTGTCCATGAGCCGCTGATGAAGCGACATGGCGTTAGCGCTGAAATCAGCCCCGCCGCCAGTGTTTTCTACAGAGCTATCTGGAATAGCTCTTTCTGCTTCTGTTTCGTAATCTCTAGTTTTAGGAAGGCTCTCTGTGTATGCCTTAAGCTTAGCATCAGCAATATCTTCCAATTTTTTATCATGCGCAGCCTGTTTCTCGTAATATGCCTGACGCGCACCAGCTTGGAAACCAGTAGAGGCGGCAGATGAGCCAGCGGAGAAGCCTTGAATAAATCCTGCAGCGAGTGAACTCATAACTTACCCCACCGGTAAGGCGGCTTGTGGCCGAGAAACGAAAGAAGGCTGTTGGTCCGGGGCCGGGCCGCTAGAAGGGACAGCGCCAGTTTGCGAGGTAAGCTGATCTCTAGCCTTCCTCGCTTTATCGATAATCTGATGCGCCCGTTCCTCACCAATCCAAGATACAACGTCCTTAGGGAGAACGAACTCACCTGCGGTAAGCTGAGCAGGGACATCATCCTCAACCTGACCGCGCGTGGGAGAAGCGCCAACCGGAACTGCTCCGCCCGGTGTAACATCTCCACCATCAGCGTAGTGATCAACTACGCCGCCATGGGCAAATTTCCTACCAGCATATGCGCCAGCAGCGGTCGCAGCAGCGCCACCAAACAAACCAGCAATCATACCCAACGTCGAAGGCTTAGACTGTTCCTGCATATACCCCTGATACTGAGTATTAAACATTTGCTGAGCTTGATTGCCCCACATACCAAGAGCCTGATTGCCCAGACCGTAGTACTGAGGCCCAGTTCCCATTGTGGCCGCGCCAGAAGCTGTTTGGGCTAACTGACCTTGAATACCAGCTTGCGCGCCTCCCTGCCCAGTAGCAGTTGTCTGATTAATCGCAGCGGGGTACCCCCGACCAGTAGCAATCGCCTGCTGCTGTAGGCCAAGGCCAGTCATCTCGGTCTGGTACCGAGCAGTCTCCGCTGCGCCTGCCGCAGTCGCGCCTTGTGCAACGCGCGACTGCATGAGGGTGGACATGTATTTGCCCGAGTTTGGATTGATGCCAAAATCTTTAAGCTGCGCCTCAGCATTGCTGCGCTGGATATCAAACTGCTGGGCTACAGTAGCTTGAGCGCGAGCGGCTTCTTTTTCTTTCCGTTCTGGGGAAGCCCAATCGGCGGCGGTCTCTGCAAACTTTTCTTCTAATGGTTTGTAGACTTTATCATAAAAATCTTTTTGTTCTTTTGCGAACGCTAAAGATTGGGTCGTGCTCTCGGTTAGCGCCTTGATCAAAGGCTCTGTAATTGCACGGTCTTTCTCGTATTGTTCTTTTGCCCAAGCAAGCTGTTGCTGCCCTAGTTCAAGCATCTTATTGGCTTGGGCTGCTTGGTTCTGTGCCGCGATCATACCGGCGAAATCGAACATCATGGCCGTATTCCTTGCAGGATGGCGGGCTTAGTTTTTAGCCAACGGCATTGGGGGCGGAGCATGGTAAAAAATATCATGTCTCCGTCCAGATACGCCATGGAAATCCTAGCCTCTTCAATAAACCCCAAATACCGAATAATTTCAAGAGTAGATGGCTTTTCACTATGACAGACAGTTATAAGTTTATCGCACCCAAGACGGCTGAAAGGGTAATTAAAACTTATAGATACAAAAGATGGGCTTACCCATTTACGAGAAAACCCCGCTGAAGAAATTCGAATACTAGCTCCAGTGAACTCTTGGTAAACGCATCCACCTAAAAGCCGACCGTTCTCAACCCGTGCGACACAATGATCCGCCGCCGGGTTGTAAATAACTCCGGCGGCGGCGGCGATGTGCTGTCCAAAATTGTGTTTGCCTATACAAATCAACGAACTCTTCTCGCCCTTATGACACCCACTGCGGTCATTGTACTTGTAGCGAAATTAGCATACCCAAGAAGATATACTGTAGTGTTTGACGATACGTTCACTCTGTACGGCGTAATCCCAATACGTTGAACAACGCCCGTAGCAAAACTTGCGGACAGGACTACTGTTGGATACCCATTCGCATCGAGAGTAGTAGAAGGCAACGTGGCGGATGTCGTACTAGCACTCGCAGATATACTTGAAACAGTAGTCGTTCCAGCTGGAGTAAGGGTTACAGAGCCAGATACTTCCCAATCTCCAGCTGTCAAAAGAATAGACGTCACATTCGCCGCAACGCCAGTTGTCAACGAGACAGGAGTATTATTAGCGGACGAAATTTGCTCGCCAATATACCCCGCTGCCGCTGTAGATACTGTAGTTACTCCGAGAAGGTCAGAAGATGGGATCGTCGCACTTGCGGTACAATCCGCTGCTGACCCACTACAATTCACATATCCGGTCAAAGCATTATACCGGGGAGCTACCGAGAAAGTCTGTTTTGAACTCCAAGAGTTGGCAGCGTCCAGATATGGGATTTTATGCCCGCTAGTTCCAGCAACATTTCCTATGTCCGGCGTCCATAAACCTGCAGAGCTCATAGTTCCTATACTATAAAACTGCGTGCCTAGACGAATGCTAAGGTTGTACGGATTGATAGCTGTATTCATACCCCACTGCGGTTGCACCCAAGTCTGGGCTGATGCGCTTACCGCAAAAAGTAAGCTAGACATAAAAGCGAAAAGACGGAGCATATTAGGTTCCTTCACGGATAGGTTGGGGACGAGATTAAAACCCACTGATTGCCATTCCAATATCGAAGGGCGCTTTTAGCGTTAGTAGCTATCCACAAATCGCCAACAGCTATGGCTACTGGTGGATCATCTTGCGTAAAGACATGAGCCGCAGGGCCATTTGCCCGTTGTCCAGTTAGTTGTTCAACTGCCTGTTTCAGCGCTCTGACGGTATTAGCTAGACCGCCACCACTGTCATCAGGGTCTGGAATTGATGGATATACAAGCTTCATTAGATCGCCCTGAGTTCTTTCGCGCTCGTAGCAATCTGGATCGAATACACATGCACAGTGCCTTCGAACTCAACTTGCCAGTAATCAGATTTAAAACCAGAAGGTAGCCGTAACTGATCTCCAGAGCGTCTAAGTTCTCTCGTAGCTATCAACTCATCATCCGCGTAGAACCGAACTAGTCCGTATTGCGCTGTAGGGTTGTATGTCTGCACAAGATTATTATTTATAACAGCTGGCGGAGAAATGTACTCTCTAGCTAAGTCCCATAACACTGCCATCTCGGCGTCTGTATAACTAAGCGTATTTTTAACGAATGTACCTAACGTATCTGTAGCGATTACAGTCGTAGCTGTGTAGAACCAGACCCATATCAAGCTGTCTATCTGCACTTGCTGATATACATAATCTAGTTGGTTCTGCTCGCGCAGAGCCCTAAACAACTGGTTTCTGGTAATATACTCCGCTCCGATAGTTGTACGGTCAGGGATCGCTTTAGCCACAGCCCACAGATTAGTCATCTGCCCAGCGGTATAACTTAATTCAGTTTGTATAAAACTACCGAGCGCCCCGTCTTTTGTGAGAGCCTGCCCAGTATAAAACTCAACGTAAGGTTCTGTGTCAATTATTAGTCCTTGATAAATCAAATAGAGAACATTCTGCGAGACCAAAGCTGTAAAAAGTTGATATCGGCTAACAGTATCAGCTGTTACAGTCGGAGTAGGATATGAATTTGCCACGTTCCACAAAACAGTCATCTGCGTACTTGTGAACCCAGTAGCGTCATGAATAACTGCTCCTAAATCACAGTTAGGGCTTACTGTTTCAGTAGCGTAAAAATCAGCGAACGCTCCTCCCAATATTGGAATTGCCTGATATACCTGAGAGAATACATTATAAGAATAAAGCGCCTTACCCAGCTGCTGAATAGAAGTAGTAATGTCCACAGGTACAGGATCAGCTGGCGTATTCTCCGGAACTGAAAAGAATACTTTCGCGGCTTGAAAGTTTTGCTTGTAGTCGGTTTGAAATACTTTCGATCTCCACAGCGCAGTCTCATGTATCGTATTATTCGCCGTTACGTCGATCCATTCCACAGACCCATTTCTAAGTGTAAAGACTTCGCCAGACCATGGATCATTAAATACACTGGTAACAGGAACAGGATTATAAAGCGTGCTTATGGCTTCTAAGTTAGTAGGGTCAACAAAAATGCCGTTATACGCGCCAGTGTAATCGCTCTGTTCGAACGCATCTGCGTCAAACGCAGTAGGTTCAAACATACCTAAACGCGCTGTACCCCAAGCGTAGTACGCGCTTCCTAAACGCGCCGCTCGAAAAGTAGAAAGACTAACAAGTTCTTGCCATTTATCTTTAGTGATTACAGCCTTTGTCACATTATTGAACTGACCTTGGGCTGCGAGGATCAAACCGTTCGGGGAAGCGTAATAAACACCTTCTGGCGCAGAAACAATTGACCCACGAGAAACACATGGCTCAAACGATGAAATTTTAGCCATCGACATCGAGGCAGGATTAATACCGGTAATTGCAGATGGGTAGCCCTCGGTGCAAACAATCAAAGTTTGCCCATACACACCTAAGCCTACAATATTATACTCCACGGACAGCGCGTATTCTGGTGGCCATGCATGTGGGCGATAAGCTTCGGAGAACCAAATCTCCTGCTCTCTCCAACCAGCAATAATGCCGTTAGGCAGTGTAACCCATCCTTCTAGATCAGAAGGAGGAGGGAACCACGAACTGCTGCCTAAGATATCGTTTGATGATATTGCAGCGTCAAGCGCAGTATCAGCGTAAGATCCCGGAGACATAGGAACTTCGGTGACAAAGAAATACGAAGTGACCCCTTGAGAACTTGTTACAGTTCGATAAATTCGAACTGATGTTATGTTCCGATTAGCATCTACGTATGGTGTCCACGTTAAAGTCCATGTGCCATCGGTTCTACCAGTTACAGTGACCGGAGGAGAAGGCGGTCCTTCTTCACTATATGCGCTAAGATACGTAATAACATACGATCTAGTCTGCGCTGAACCCGTACCACCAGCATGAGTAAGCCCCGGTGCTACAGTGGGAGCCGGTACTCCAAGATAGAACGCTGGATCATCGTCATCAATACGCTGCTTAGTGTTGTACTTAGGGATAACACCCGCTGCAGCAAAATAATATCGATCATAAACGTCGCCAACAACTGACGACTTAATGATGTCAGTGTCAGCTTCTTGGAACTCCAACCAAATACTATCTTGTATATGCTCTGCGTCTGTAAATTGATTAGGTATTCTATATACCTTACCAATTGTTGTTGAAGCAGCAGTATATACAGTTTTCGGCCTATTAAACGCACTAATTGCTCCAGAATACAACCATGCGTTCTGAGCAAACGAAGCGTTATTGACCGGTAATAGACGATCATCTATTGCCGGGACCATGCCACTAAAAGCGCTAAGTTTGATAGTGGCCATAACGTAGACCTTATCTGTAGTTTTGAAGCGCCTTGCGACCAGCTTCCATTTCAGCAATAGTCTGAGCCGAAAGCGTTGGCGGCAATTCTTCGACACGAGTAATCATAACTTCTGACTGGGGCACTTCTATCACTGAAGCTGCCTCAGATTTTGGCGTCTTTTGCTTAGTCGATTTACGAACTATGAGCTTATCGCCTTCTTCTTTTTCAGGAAGGAGGTTGTCTAGCTCCAGAAGCATCTGGTCTGCACCGCTCATATTTACACTCCCAGCTTTTTAAACACGCTCTTGAAGTTCTTTGAAGGTCTTTGTCCATCCGTAGCTGCAGGCTTAGCGCCGCTATTTTTACGACTACTTCCACCTTGAGTAACACCAAGATACGGTCGTTTCTCTTTCATGGCGGCAGCTAAGGTTGGAAGCCCAAACTTGCCGCCAAGAGACATTTTTCTTGCCATTATTTACACATGCCGCCCTTGCGGTAGCCCTTTTTAATACCGGCCATAGCGCCACCCATCATTGGCTTTGGTGCTGGCTTAGCTCCGCCAGTCATGGCTCCGCGTGGGCTCATCATCGGTGTACCACCGCCGGGGACAGCGGCGCTGCCCATCATCGGCTTACCGCCGCCAGTCATGGCTCCGCGTGGGCTCATCGCCTTACCGCCGCTCGCCATTTTTGATTTCATCATTTTATCTTTGAGCATGTCAGCTTTTGAGCGTTCTTTCATACCCTTATCTGACTTCTTGTCCTTGGCGGACTTTTCAAATGGCATCATCTTTTTCATTATAATCTCCTACCGAAGGTTGGTGAGTTTGTAATATGTGGTCAAATAAGTGGCCGTCAGATCATCAAGAAGATTTTCAACAGCCTTACAGCCGTTAGCAATATCTTCACGATTATCTTCTATCCACTGCGCCTCTTCAGCAATGTGCTCCGTAATAGTCCTAGGGGGCACGACTTCTGAAGGTACGTCTCCAATTAAGCCGTGAGCGCCTTGACATGTCTCTACAATTGCGTCGATTTTATCAATTAACGCATCGTAGAAATCTCCCAACGCGGAATGTTGGGAAAAAGATTTTGACGCCCAGTGCGCAATGTGCGCTGCGTTTCTAGTGGCGAAAACTTTAGCGACTAGTTCTTCTATCATGATTAGTTCCAATCCAGTCTGATATAACCATTAGCGCCACCAGCGCCACCGCCAGCAGGGCTATCGCAGTAGTACTGCGTTACTAACCAAGTACAGACAGGAATACCGTAGTAAAACGCATACTGGACACACACATTCTCAGAACGAGTGTTGTACCCAGTAGCGCCGCCGCCACCGCCTGAACCTACCGTGCTAGAAACGCCCTGTCCGTATAGCGCGATTATTGATGCTTGATTGGCATCAGTTATCGCCCAACTTCTTGTATTTGAATTTTGCCCGCCGCCACCGCCACTGGGGGAGCCACCACTTGCCGCCGCTGCAGAAACATAACCTCCAAAAGAAGTTGCACCACCGGTTCCGCCTGCTCCAGCGCCCGCGCAGTTTCCGTTAATACCGCCTTGTCCGCCTTGCCCGCTTACAACTGTTACGGTCAAGTTATTGAACATCGGGAAGTTAATAGTTTGGCTTGAGGTATATGTTGAAGTCCCGGCCACTACAGGAGAATTTTTACGGGTTCCATAAAAATCAGAGAAAGAAATAGCCCCAGCAGAAAAATAACCTCTAGCATTAGTGTCTCTATACCACCGTACACCACGGTACGTGTTTAAGTCTCTACCAAGACCAAACTCAGTATTGATATCATTCATACTAATCGGAGGATTGTTTGACCCACTAGGTAGCGTCATGGGCGGTGCCCCTCTAGTGTAACAAAGTATTCGTAGAGAGTTTGAATAACCCCCAGCTTCGACAAGTTTGTTTCTTGGCCGTCAGCCAGCCATTTATTCTGCGTGTCAGAGTATCTATATTCTACATCAGGAGACAGAAACATTTTTTCTGCTGGCATACCTCCAATCATGCGAAGGCAGCCAAATCCTCCGGGGTAGGTAGCCCCCATATTGGATAACTTTTCTGCATAGTCAAAAGTGAATTTATATCCCTCTGTATTTAGAGAGACCGTACGAGCCAAAAACTCGTTGAAAGTAGAATTATTGACTATGATATAGTCCTTCATTTTACTTCTAGCTCGTCTATCTTATTGGAAAGCGTTTTTATAGCTTCAATTAAAACAGCGACTATGTTTCCATAAGCAACCGATAATGTTCCATCATTATCAGTTACTAACTGAGGTAATATCTTTTGTAATTCCTGCGCAATAACGCCAACGCCAGCTTCGCCAGTATTTATATTATCATAAAATACACCTCGCAAAGCTTTAGTCAGTTCAAGTGCGTTCTCAATTGTCCTAACATTAGTTTTTAATCTGGCATCAGAATATGCAGTCACGTTACCAGTAGCGGTAAAATCTCCAGTAGAATAATTCCAAGAGATAACATTAGTACCAAGAGAAGTTCTCCATGATCCTAATGAAGCAGTTGCACGAAAATATCCGCCAGATGTTCCAACAAAAAGATCACCAACAGTTCCCATTGTGGGAAGCTGTGTAATATCCAATTCTTGCGCTGGGCCAATACCAGCAGAGGAACGCCCAATAAGGGTACCTGACGATATTGAAATCACATGTTGTTCGTTCCAATTAGATGGCTGAACGACTGTAGGGTCCGTACCGTCAACTTTGGCCGAGACAAAAGGGTGTGTGATCGAGATAGTCATTCGTGCGTCCCGTTCTCGATTAGCTTACGCTGATTTTGTTTACAGTTACAATAATGGCAGGCGCGTCTGGGCGATCTGGGCCTTCGGACGTCCCCGCTACGGTAGCTAGTCCGGTGTTTGTATCAAGCGACCCACACATCATAAGCTCGTAATAGTCGCCCACTGCGGTAGCTTCCACAATTACGCTGACCGTCATCGGTGCATAATGCCCCTGTGCTGGTATCGAAACACGAGTAGAACTTCTTGGGACTATACTATCTCCGTTTTTCCGAAACCATATGTCTACAGACTGTACTTGGTTTGAAGCTGTAGAACATAATGCACTAAATACAAGTAGATATAATCCAACAGTGGGAAGTGTGATTTGCGAATAATTAGCGAGTGTAACTCCATCACTTACTTCTACAGTATCGAATGTAATAGCCTGCTCTGATGATGTACTGACTATTGCCTGTAGAACGGAATTATCTGAGAACGATCCATAAGACGAGAGCGTTGTGCTCGCCGCGTTTAACGCATCAATAATCTTATTAATTGCGACGGTATAAGTCCCTTCGTCCATACCGCCAGAATATTTTGAAAGAGGCATGAAAGTATTCCCTGTAATAGGTGGCGATATAGGTGGAGTTGGGGGTGAAATTATAGGCATTAGGCTACAGCCCGTACATTATAATGAACGGTGTCTTCTTTAATCTGCCCAATGTTCGTAGTTACTCTAACCGTGAGCACATAATATACGCCGTTTGTGCCCCCGCTAACAAAGTAAGACAATAGAGTGCCAGTTCCATCGATCACGTTTGTTCCAACTGTCATACCAGTAGGAGACACCGAAAAGACTGACGATACTAAAGTTTCACCGTCTTCGAGCCACTTTGAGTAGTCGATTACGTATTGCTTGTTCTCGTTTGGCGATTTTATATAGCTACCGAGCTTCATACGGGCGGTCCTTCGGCCATGTTTAAAGTATAACAGTTCTGGCTGGGACTGTCATTACGCGGTTTTCAGCGTTTATGATAATCGCGCCGTCGTCGTCCCTCGGCATCGCAACCATCGTACGGTCTTCGTAAGAAACCCGCATATTGCCGTGGAAGGTACTTAGCGCACCCCAATGAACCACGGAGAATAAGAGAGTATCCTGCGGCTCCGTAGCAGAGAGGTAGGCATAGAAGCCTTCGAAAAGAACCCAGTTCTCCTGCGCCGGGAAAGTCGTAGCGCGCGGCTGTACAACCATCCGAACGGGAGTAGACCACGGCTGCGCCCATGCGGCCATGCCCGTATCAGCAGGGAAAGTGATCGCTGCGCCGATATCCTGCGTGTAATCAGTCTGCAGGTTTGTCTTTAGCGTACGGGCGAAGTACGGCTGCGACCAAGGTTGTACCCACGTATCTACATCAAACGCAGCATCAGGGATGCCCATACCCGGGAAGTCTGCTGCAGTCTGGATCGCAGCAAGGGGAAGTGTTTTCTTCCAAACCGGTAACGGCCAAGGCTGAGCCCAACGGTCAGAACTAACTGCTTCCGCCCAAGACTGAGTAGTCCCGCTGATGGGATACCCCTCAGGCGGCGTAGGCGGAATGAACTGAGATGCTGCTACCGTAACGGCAGTTGTGATTGTCCGTGTACGAACTGGCTCGGCTAGAGGCAGAAGCCAGCGAGATGGCGATATATCTTCTGGGAATGGCTCGGCCCCAATAAACCAATCGTCGTTCTGGTTAGCTACACCGTAGATGTACGAAGCGCGGAATACAGGTTGTGTCCAACCAGCTAACCAGCGGTCAACAGAGACAAACTCAGCCCAAGACTGTGCTGTTCCGCTGATCGCAGAGCCCTTAACCGGA